TAGAGACTAAACTCATCGGTGTAGAGTGGCAAGTTGGCAAGTCGGGTAAGGTTACCCCTGTTGCTATTCTAGAGCCTATCATGATCGGCGATGCCTTAGTATCACGAGCAACTCTCAACAATCCTGGATTTATTGAGAGCCTGGGCTTGCAGATCGGAGATACAGTAGCTGTTATTCGTAGCGGTGAAATTATCCCTTGTATCCTGCACAAAGTTGACGCGTAAATTTTATTTTGCTAATGGGCAAACAAAATTTTAACTTGTCAACGAGCAGTTAATGCTGTATAATTATATCTTAAATTGATAAAGCAACTATGAGAATCACAATACCAACTGAATGTCCTTGCTGTAGTTACAAATTAGAACTGGTCAATGATCAGCTCTACTGTCGCAACACAGCCTGCGGTGCTCAGCTTAGTAAAAAAGTCGAGCACTTCTGCAAGACTCTTGGCATTAAGGGTATGGGTTCTCGCACAATTGAAAAACTCGGCTTAGCAGATATTACAGAGCTGTATTATCTCGAACCCGAAGAAGTTACCAGTCAGCTTAGTAGTGAGAAAGTGGCCACAAAGCTACTCGAAGAAATTGATAAGAGTCGCAGTGCTGATCTAGCCACTGTACTCAGTTCATTTTCAATACCACTGGTAGGTCAAACTGCAAGCAAGAAATTGTGTGAAGTAGTAGCATCTGTAGACGAGATCAGTTTCGAGACTTGCAAGCAGGCCGGGTTGGGCGACAAAGTTACAGAAAACTTGCTCACCTGGCTAGAGACTGATTTCCAAGAGATGAGAGAGTTCTTGCCTTTCTCGTTTCGTAGTGAAAGAGTTAGTGGTGTAAACAGCAATGCAAAAACTGTTTGTATCACTGGCAAATTAAATTCTTATAAAACTAAAACCGAAGCACACAAAGCATTGGAGTCTGCAGGATTCAAACCTGTAGAGTCTGTAACAAAAACAACAGACTATTTAGTAGACGAAGAAGATAAAGGTAGCGCAAAACGCAAAAAAGCCGAGTCTCTCGGTATTACAATAATCACAAACTTAAATACTTTCTTGAAAGAAATTAGAAATGACTGAAAAAGCTAAAAAGTGGTCCGATTCCGCTGTTAACACATTGATGGGCGTTATTGGTAGTCAGCGTCCAGTAAGCGCTGAAACCGTAGAACGTGCTGCACAAGCACTTGGCGCAGACTTTACTGCCCGTAGCGTTGCTAGCAAGTTGCGTCAACTCGAAGTTGAAGTAACTAGCATGGCTAAAGAAAAGACAAGCGCATTCACCGAAGATGAAGGTGCTAGCCTTGCTGAGTTCGTTATCAGCAACAACGGCAATCTCACATATAAGCAGATTGCTGAACAGTTTGCTGGTGGTAAGTTTACTGCCAAGCAAATCCAAGGTAAATTGCTTGCCCTTGAACTGACTGGTAGCGTTAAGCCTGCCGAAAAGGTTGAAGTTGCTCGTACTTATACCGATGCAGAAGAAAGCAAGTTCGTACAGATGGCTGAAGCCGGTAGCTTTATCGAAGATATTGCTAGCGCACTTAACAAGACTGTTGCCAGTGTTCGCGGTAAGGCATTGAGCCTAACTCGTAAGGGTCAAATCGCTAAGATTCCAGCACAGCGCGTTAGCCATGCTAAGGAACAAGTTGACCCCGTTACTGCTCTAGGCGATCGTATTCACGGCATGACCGTGGCTGAAATTGCCAAGGCTGTTGACAAGACTGAGCGTGGTCTTCGCACTCTGCTAACTCGTCGTGGCATCAAGGTTGCCGATTACGACGGAGCTGCTAAGAAGGCTAAGGCAGAAGCAAAAGCTGCTGCCTAATCTAGCAGGTATTATACCTATAGGTCGGGAGTTGGTTAAACGGCTCCCGACCTTTTTTCTTTTGCGGAGTCGAAGTATGAAAGTCACTATTACATACCACGACAACGAATCTTTTACCGTGGAGGAAGTTGTCAAACAAGCTGTTCACAATTATGGTAAAGCTGTTAGCGTAGATATTATGCCCGAGTCAATGATGGCATATGATCACATCTACTTTGGTCTACAGCAACTTATTACCCACGAACAACTTAGCATACTTTTTGAGCAAGGCGGTACATATCAACAAGATATTAAAAAGCTCAGAGAACAGATACTGTACAAAGTTACTGAAATTATAGACCAAGTTATTATTGACAATGAATCGAAAGTAGGGTAATCTTGGATACTTCAGCAGTAGTCTTAAATAAATTATTAACAGAGCGAAATCTAGAAATCTGGGCAAAGCTCAAGTTAGTATTCTTAGACGCTGCGTACTCTTCCCTTTATGGTGCCATTAACAAGTATTATGAAAAATACAATGGTATCCCATCGTTTGACGATCTAGAACTAACCTTAAGGGAGGGTCCGGCGTCAAAAACGTTAGCAACCCTTAAGTTGACCGAGGTTCCTGATGTTTCAGCAGAAGTCGCATTAGACGCACTAATAGATCAATATACACAAAACGAAACAGTAAAATTACTAGATAAATTTGTAGATAAATTACCGCTTTACGATACAAACGAAATAAAAGATAGTTTAGCAAATATTGCGCTAACTATTGAAGAAAAGACACACACCAGTGAAAAAGTTTTCACTATGGCCGATTTAATGATGTTTCAACATCCCGACGATCTGGAGAAAGAGCGTGTTTATTTGGGTCTTAATAATACTTTTGACGCTGTGCTGGGTGGCGTGGCTAGGCAAGAGCTCGTACTCATTGGGGGTCGGCGAGGATCTGGCAAATCTATTACTAGTAGCAATATTTTTGTTAATCAATATGAGTCTGGTAATAGCAGTATTTACTTTAGTATTGAGATGACTGCGATAGAAGTCATGCATCGCAACTTATCTATATTAGCTAATGTAAACTTACAAAATTTAAAACAAAATAAACTAACAGATGACGAAATACTAAAAGTAGTTAGGGCTAGAGCAGGAATGTTTGATGCTTCTGATGAAACTGTGCATAACTTTTTAAGACACAGAGACCGATACAGGTTCGAGGAAGAGTTAGTACGAAATCACACATTAAAAGTAGATAATCAAATGATTATTGTAGACGATCGCGATCTTACCCTAAGCAGTATCGACTTGCACATTGGCAAAGCCAAGGCAAAGTTTGGTGATAAGTTAAAGGTAGTAGTGGTTGACTACATTAATCAAATTGTACTAGAAGGACAGGATCAATATGATTGGAAACCACAGATTGAAGTGTCCAAAAAGCTTAAGAACCTCGCACGCAAATACGAAGTGGTTATGGTTTCACCGTATCAAATTGATGCAACAGGTGAAGCCCGATTTGCGAAGGGTATTCTTGATGCGGCCGATATTGCTCTTACAATGGAAGCCCATGACAAAGAAACAAATGCTGTTAGCTTTGAGACCACAAAAATTCGTGGAGGAAAAGAAATGGCTTTTACATGCCCTATCGACTGGGATACCCTACGGATTAGCCCGCAATCCGTGGACAGACCCCAGGCTAAAGAACCAATTAAAAAGACTGGTAAAAAGAAAGAACAACCGGATTTAAAGCAAGACGATAGCAACGCAGACATACCGTGGAATTAAAATGAGTGATCCAGTTTTAGACATATTAAAAAAGAATGGCCTGGCACCTGCGGTGTCGGGCCGTGACTATTTAATTAAGTGTCTAAATCCTGAGCATGACGACAGCAATCCTAGTTTTAGAATTGATCGTGTATCAGGAGTTGCACACTGCTTTAGTTGTGGGTTTAAAACCAATATATTTAAATTTTTTGGTGTATTTACCAATCCTGTGCCAATTAGAATTGCTGCGCTAAAAGAAAAACTAGCGGAGTTAAAGACTAGCGGTACTGGACTAGACTTGCCTAGTGGTCATACACCCTACACCAAACAGTTTCGTGGCATCAGTCCACAAACATTACGTCATTTTGGTGCATTTTATACAACGCAAGTTGAAAAACTACAAGATCGTATAGTTTTTCCTATTAAAGATATTACTGGAAAAATTGCAGTATTTGTTGCTCGTCATACTATGAGTAATGGTAACCCCAGATATGTAAACTATCCTAGTGGAGTTAGAATACCTGTATTTCCAAGTTACTTGCCGAGTGGATATAAGTCTATGGTTCTAGTAGAAGGCATATTTGATATGCTAAACTTGTACGACAATGGACTAGAGAATGTAGTTGCAGTATTTGGCACAAATACCTTACAGAATGAAACTAAAGCTAAGTTATTGCCTTTTAAAGCTCAGGGCATAACTCATATATACTTACTATTTGATGGTGACGAAGCTGGTCGTAAAGCATCACAGCAAGTAAAACCGCTGATAGAACAAGAAGGCTTTATAGTAGAAGTTATTAACCTACCTGATGGTACAGACCCAGGTGAATTAGATAAAGAAGATATACGCAGCATTGCTGAGTATATTGATAAATAGTCTTGAATATTTAGCCAAGATACGCTATAATAAAGTATCACAAAGGAACTAAACACATGAAAATCGCAGTAATTGACAAAGCACCAAATCGCACTAGGTATAGTGATTACTTTCAGTTCGAGTATGATCACTACCACATGAGTAGTAAGCCTATCACTAAACTACTCAAAAAAGATGTAGATTTAGAGGTAGACCTAGAGCCATACAACTATGTTATCTTGGTCGGTGCAGAAGCAGCCAAAGAATACGCTAAAATTACCTCAGTAACAAACTATGCTGGACAACTAGTAAATGATAAATTTATTCCTATCAGTAACCCTGCTATGTTGGCTTTTAAGCCGGAGGGCAAGCCTGACTTCCAGCGAGCAGTTGATAAAATCCACAAGTATATTGAGGGGGTTTTGCGACCAACTGCTGATGGAGACTATAAAGGGATTAGTGACACAGCAGAGGCAGCAGCTTTCTTGCAAGAAGTCATTGACAATGCACAAGGCTATGTAGCACTAGATACAGAAACAACAGCACTATATCCTCGTGATGGATATGTTCTCGGACTGTCCATTAGTTATAAAACTAAGCATGGACGATATATTCTTACTGACTGTTTAGATGAAGAATGTATGGCTTTGCTGGAGCGAATTGTTGCCGACTTTAGCATAGTATTTCACAACATGAAGTTTGACTATAAAATGATTAAGTATCATTTAGGTTTAGACTTCAATCGTGATAAAGTACATGACACTATGGTCATGCACTACGTGCTTGATGAAGCAGATACACACGGACTAAAACAGCTGGCGCTGAAGTATACCGACTATGGTGACTACGACAGTGAACTTGACGATTTTAAGAAAGAATACTGTGCTAAAAATGGTATTCTACAGGATGACTTTACTTATGACCTTATTCCGTTCGATGTTATTAGCCGTTACGCTGCAATTGACACAGCCGTTACATACGATCTTTTCCAGAAATTCTGGCCTATCGTACAGAAAAACGATAAACTGCTCCATGTATACAAGCAGATTCTAATTCCAGGTACATTATTCCTAATGGATATGGAAGAAGTTGGCATCCCCATTAGTCGTGAGCGAATGGAAGCAGCTAATCTATACTTGGATGAAGAAGTACAGAAAGCAAAAGAGGCCATCTATGCCTTTGAAGAAGTTAAGCGGTTTGAGCAAGACACTGGTAAGATTTTTAATCCTAATAGTGTTATGCAGCTGCGTGTCGTCTTGTTCGATTATCTTGGTTTGGAACCTACTGGAAAAAAGACAGCAACAGGAGCAATCTCAACCGACGCAGAAGTCCTTGAGCAGTTGAGTGAGTTGCACCCACTTCCAGCAGCAATTTTGAAAGTGAGACAGCTTGGCAAGATTCAGAATACCTACATTCAAAAAATTCTACCAGAGCTTGATAGAGATAATAGAATTCGTACCAATTTTAATCTTACTTTTACCACTAGCGGTCGTCTCAGTAGTTCTGGTAAGTTTAACGCTCAGCAAATTCCTCGTGACGACCCTATTATCAAAGGTTGTATTCAGGCTCCGGCGGGCTATAAAATCGTATCGCAGGACTTGACGACAGCAGAAATGTACTATGCTGCTGTGCTGAGCGGTGACAAAAATCTGCAGAAAGTATTCTCTAGTGGCGGTGACTTTCACAGTACAATTGCAAAAATGGTTTTCAATTTACCTGGCGAAGTTGAGGACGTAAAGAAACAGTATGGTGCTATGCGTCAAAGCGCAAAAGCTATTAGCTTTGGTATTCTATATGGTAGTGGCGCTAATAAAGTCTCACAAACTGTTACCAAGGCCACTGGTGAAGAGTATCCAGTAGAACAGGCCCGTGACGATATTAAGCAATACTTCAGCAGATTTAGCAAACTAAAGCAGTGGTTAGATACTAGAAAAACATTTATTGAACAAAATGGTTACACATACTCATTCTTTGGCAGAAAACGCAGACTACCTAATGTATTTAGCTCAGATAAAGGTATTGCGGCTCACGAAGTGCGCAGCGGAATCAATGCCGAAGTTCAATCACTCGCAAGTGATGTTAACTTACTTGGAGCTATGCGAACAGCGAATGAGATTAAGGCGCGTGGACTAGATGCTAGTATTTTTATGCTAGTACACGACTCCATTGTTGCTTTAGTACGCGAAGATCAAGTTGGAGACTACTGTGAGATCCTAAAGCGTAATACTCAACACGATTGGGGCTGCTCTATTCCAGACTCTCCTATCGGAGTAGACCAAGATATAGGAGATGATTACAGTTTTGGAAAATTCATCGAGACCTATGCTATTACAGGAAATAAGCTTTCCCGTATTTAGACTAGGTGAAAAAAGACCGACTATAGATGCTGGAGTAACTTTCTTTATGGCCGAATATAGTGATAAAGATAGTGCAAAATACTCCAGTAACTATAGAATAGTTGATGATAAAAATATAGATAAGCCAACCCTAGGGCTGCGAAGATTGATGCTAGCACAAAAAGTTTCGTTATTTCCTATCGGTTCGGCTATTTATTTTTTAGCAGACTTAATAAAATTAGCAAAAAGTACAACCTGGTTTGTGGACAACACCGGTCAGGTTTTTCAACATAAAAAATCCACACGCGCCAAGCTGACAACAAAGAAGATAAAACAAGTTTTACCTGCAAGTACCTTAGGGTGTGTAATAGAAGTTGATGGTCTGTCTCAGAGATTCAAGTCTATGCAGCCACCTCAAGCATATCAAAAATATGCCGGACTATTAGAAATATCTGGTGGTCACATATTATATGGATTCTATGAGACGCAGATAAAAGACACTTGGAGACTAGTATAATGCCTAAAGCAATAATATCTAATAGAATATATATGGATGATCCGGGCAGAGATCATACAAAACACATAATCAAAACTCTTACATACAAGATTCATAAGGATACTGGTAGTAAAAAGTTTGTGAGTGTGGAAACAATTAGAAATTATAAATCGCTTGTAAATGGTATCATAACAGTACCACAGGGCAGACTAGATTTAATACCGAAAGAATATGAAGTTGTAGATAAAAGGGTACTTCATCCAGTACCTTTTCCAAATCCAAAATTCGAACTAAGAGAAGATCAAGAGATAATATACAATCAAATTACCGATACTTGTTTTATTAATGCTCTAGTAGGTTGGGGTAAGACTTTTACCGCCCTACACGCTGCTAGAAAGCTAGGGCAAAAAACTCTTGTAATTACCCACACAACCGCTCTGCGAGATCAGTGGATAGAAGAAGTAGAAACACTTTTTGGTATCTCTCCAGGAGTGATAGGTAGTGGAAAGTTCGATATTGAAGATCATGCTATAGTAGTGGGTAATATACAAACCATAGTTAAAAATCTTGACAGTTTGTGCAAAGAATTTGGAACACTAATATTGGACGAAGCACATCACTGTCCAGCTACCACTTTTGCAGGTACTGTAGACGCATTTCATGCTAGATACAGAATAGCCCTTAGCGGCACAATGACTCGTAAAGATGGCAAGCACATACTGTTTCAAGATTACTTTGGTCACACTGTATACAAGCCCCCACAGGCAAATACAATAAATCCTACGGTACACATAGTCAAAAGTGGGCTTACATTAAAGCCTGGCGCAACTTGGGTTGAGAAAATTAATGATTTAACCCAAAATGACAATTATAGAAAGTTTATTGCTGGTTTGGCTAATATGCATATTAGTTCAGGCCATAGTGTTCTCATTGTAGCAGATAGAGTAGAGTTTTTAGAAAAGGTAAAAGAATATGTTGGAGAAACGTGTTTGTTGGTTACTGGCGAAACGGACTTTGAAGCAAGACAACGAGCCAAAGAACAAATACTTAACAAACAAAAAATGTGTATTGCTGGTTCCCGCCAAATATTTGCAGAAGGAATCTCAATAAATATTTTAAGTTGTGTTATATTAGCTGTACCTATGAGTAATGATAGTTTACTAGAACAGATTGTAGGCAGAATAATGCGTCCACATGAGGGTAAAATAGATCCTATAGTTGTTGACATACAGTTTGCTGGCTGGGCAGATAAAAAGCAGAATACTGACAGGCTAGGTCTTTACCTACGCAAAGGCTGGGAAGTTGTAACGGTTTAAAAAATTCAACTTGTAACTACATAGCCAGTGTGCTATAATATAACATAAGTTCTAGATTATGGCACTTTTCTTTGACTTACAAACTCTTGAGACTAAAACACGGAGTGATTCTGTAAAATTAGTCGAAGTTTTGCGATTGCATTATTTAGGTAAAACAGCACCAAAAAACGCTAGAGATTTAGTGAAACCACTTAATAAACTTGTTGGAACTAGTTTCTTACTTAATGCAAAAGCACTTTTCGAAGATAAAACTACTGATATAGCTTATAAAGCCCAATACATCAAACTAGCTGGGCGAAGAGACTATTTACTTTATAAACTATATGGTTATAAACATTTAGATTTATCTTATTTTTTGGATATAAATGTTAAAATAATACAACATAATCCGCTACTAACGATAACCGAAAACAAAATTTATTTTAAATACGAGGAAATAATTAAAAATGGCACTTAGTTTTAAACAAACCAAAGGCAAAGCAATCAAAAATACAGTTGAAGCATACGAATACAAAGACGGTGAAAACACAGTTCGTTTGATTGGCGGAGTCCTACCACGATACATCTATTGGCTGAAGGGTACTAATAACAAGGATATTCCTGTTGAGTGCCTGGCTTTTAGTCGTGAAAAAGAAAAGTTTGATAATTTAGAAAAAGATCACGTCCAGGAATTCTTTCCAGATGCAAAATGCAGCTGGAGCTATAGCGTCAATTGTATTGACCCTAAGGACGGTAAAGTTAAGGCACTAAATCTTAAGAAGAAACTGTTTGAGCAAATTCTAACAGCCGCTGAAGATTTGGGCGATCCTACGGATTACGATACAGGCTGGGACGTAGTATTTAAGCGTACTAAGACAGGCCCATTAGCTTTCAATGTAGAATATACATTGCAAGTTTTACGTTGTAAAACACGTTCATTAACTCCTGAAGAAAGGGAATTGGCAGATAAAGCTCAACCTATTGATGAGAAATTTGTACGTCCAACACCAGAGGAGGTTTTAGCGCTTTTAACTAAGATTACTACTAATACAGAAGAAAGCGATGCTGCTGATACTTCAGAGCAAGAAGCTGTAAAAGAATTAGGCTAAAATTATAAAAGCCCGCTAAGTCTAAACATTAGCGGGCTTTTTTGTCTCGTAAAAGGAAAGCATGAAAATTTTATTTACAGCAGATATACACATAAAACTGGGGCAGAAGAATGTTCCAGTGGAGTGGGCAAAAAATCGCTATGACTTATTGTGGAAAGAGTTTGAGCGTTGCCAAGAACAGGCAGATGTGTTTATTATAGGTGGTGATGTTTTTGACAAACTACCTAATATGGAGGAATTAGAAGTATATTTTGATTTAATTAATCATTGTACTATTCCTACTATAATTTATAGTGGCAATCATGAAGCTATCAAGAAAAATACGACTTTCATGTCTAATCTTGCAAAAGCCACTAACAAAATGAATAAAAACGTAATAGTTATTGATGACTATTATAGCGACTACGGCATAGAGTTTGTTCCTTACAACAAACTAAAAGACTTTGAGCAAGGTAACTATCCGTGGCCAGAGGGCGGCCAAATACTGTGTACTCATGTTCGTGGCGAGATCCCGCCACACGTTCAAGCAGAAGTAGATTTGAATATTTTTAAAGACTGGGACGTAGTTCTAGCAGGTGATCTTCACAGTTATGAAAACTCGCAACTTAATATTCTGTATCCAGGCAGTCCTGTTACCACTAGCTTTCATAGGCATCCCGTGGACACTGGAGTTATCTTGTTTGATAACGATACTATGGATCATACTTGGATCAAACTCAAAGTACCACAACTTATCAGAAAAACAGTAGGTGTAAGTGACCCTAAACCGCCAACTGACTACGATCACACAATCTATCAGGTTGAAGGTGATATGCAAGAATTGGGTGGATTAGAGGATAGCGAATTAATTGATCGCAAAGTATTAAAGCGAGAAACAGATACTGCGCTATTACTAGACAAAGATATGAGTCTAAATGAAGAAGTAAGCGAATATTTACGATACATACTTCAATTACCAGACGGCACTATTGAACAAGCATTACAGGAATTACAGAATTATGCAGATAAAATCGAACAGTGATACTCTTATAGAGATATGGTCTCAACCTGACTGTGCTGGTTGTTTAAGTGCAAAAAGAATGCTACACTCTAAGAATATTCCTTATACTGAAAGAATGTTAGGAGTTGATGCTACACTAGAAGATTTAATTATAAAGCTACCTGGTGCTAGAAGTGTTCCTCAAATATTTATAGATGGCCGACATTTAGGCGGTCTACCTGAACTAGCAAACTACCTAAACAAATGATAACTATTAAAGAATTACGTTGGAGTAATGCCTTTAGTTATGGTCAAAATAATCGTGTAAACTTTATTACAGCACCGCTAACACAGTTAGTTGGTAAAAATGGTCATGGCAAAAGCAGTATAGCCCTAATCCTAGAAGAAGTGCTATTTAACAAAAATAGCAAGGGCATTAAAAAAGCGGATATTCTTAATCGCTATATAAAAGATAAGACATACACTATTGAGCTTGACTTAGAAAAAGACGGCATACAGTATACAATTAAGAGCAGTCGTGGCACACAACAAACAGTTAAGCTGCTAAAAGATGGTCAAGATATTAGTGGTCATACGGCCACCACAACCTATAAAATGATAGAAGATATTATAGGTATTGATCACAAGGGATTCTCACAAATTGTATATCAAAGCAATGCCAGTAGTCTAGAATTTTTAACAGCTGCAGACACTGCCCGTAAAAAGTTCTTAATTGAAATATTAAATTTAACTAAGTATACACGTGCAGCTGAAGTTTTTAAGGAAGTTGCTGGAGATTTAAGCAAAGATATAAGCTCAGTACAAGGTCAAGTTAACACTGTAAAAGCCTGGTTAGATAAGTACGAAAAGATAGACTTAACCCCAAAGCCACTAATAGAAGTACCAGTTCTAGAAGAAGAATTGGTACAGCGCGCAGCGGAACTAGAGTCTAGTCTTAAAAGTATTGATAGTACAAACAAAAAGATTGGACAAAATAATACTTATAAAAAGCTACAGGGCGATATACAATTAGTGCCAATTCCTGAAATGCCAACTGAATCTATTGAGCCAGTACAGGCAGAAAAAGTAAGACTAGACAAAACAATTCAGGATGCAAATACTTTTGTTAAAAAGATGCAAGTATTGAATGGTACTTGTCCAACTTGTTTATCACAGATTGATGAGTCTAAAGTAGCTGATATGATTAGCGAAAAGACTACAGAAATTGATACTGCAAAAGCTAGAGTAAGCGAACTATCTGCAGTAATAAAAGACTTGCAACAAGCGCAAAAAGATTGGGAAAATGCTCAGAAATCACAAGATTCTTGGGAAAAATACCATCAGTTAATAGATTTGACACTGCCAGATGAATTGTTGAATAAAGACGAACTACAGCAGCAGTTAACTGGTCTACAGAGTAGTATTCAACAGACTAAGCAACGAATCAAAGATGCAGAGGCTCATAACAATAGTGCTAACACGCATAATGCAAAAGTAGATACTATTGGCAAGCAGTTAGTAGAAATGACTGAAGAGCTAGAAACCTATAGTGAATCACTACATAAACTTAGTGAAAGAATGTCTATAGTAAATATTCTTACTAAAACTTTTAGTACTACAGGTCTGGTTGCTTATAAAATAGAGTGTTTAGTAAAAGACTTAGAAGCAATTACTAATCATTATCTTGTTGATCTAAGTGATGGCAGGTTTCAGATAAGTTTCAAGGTTAATAGCAGTGATAAACTAAATGTAGTTATTACTGATAATGGCAAAGACATTGAAATGGCCGCACTAAGCGGTGGCGAAAAAGCACGTGTTAATGTCGCCACACTACTAGCAATACGTAAATTAATGCAAACACTTAGCAGTAGTAGAATTAATTTGCTTATTTTAGATGAAACAGTTGAAGCGCTTGATGTAGATGGCAAAGAAAAACTAGTAGAAGTTTTGCTAAAAGAAGAACATCTTAACACATTTTTAGTATCACATGGATTTACACATCCATTGCTAGAAAAAGTAAATGTTGTAAAGCGTGGAAATATCTCTAGTATAGAGGCATAATATGATTAAAATAGAACAATTAAAAGATGGTGCTAAAGCCACTTACATTCGTGACGGTAAGCGCAGAGAAGTATACTTACATCACCTAATTACACATGACGAACTGGCAACTCTCGAAGTTACAGCAGGTACAGTTGTGTACAGTGTAGACGAAATGGAAATCTGTGAACGGAGTGCACTTAGGCACAGTAATAACGAAACCAAGATTACCGAAGCCACAGCAACCACTGAACCCACATATGGCGAATCGGTGGCCCCTACCGCACCGCCTGAGCGAAAGCTAACAGCTAAAGAAAAAGCAAAAGCTTTAAAACTAGCCGCTGAGCAGGCCCAAAACTCAGAACAAGCCGATTAATGGTAGATAGCAGAGCAAAAGGTGCTCGCACAGAAACAGTTGCTAGAGATATGTTGCGTAAACATACCAAGCTAAGTTGGGAAAGAGTGCCAGGAAGTGGTGCTCTTGACCCTAAACATCAGCTAAAGGGCGACTTGTACGTGCCTGGCATGACAAACTTATTTGCTGTAGAAGTAAAGGGTTATGCCGAGGATCACCTAACATCCCAAGTATTAACAGCAAAAAACCCACAACTTATTGAGTTTTGGAAACAGACATATAGACAAGCCTGTCAAGTAAATAAACATCCACTGCTAATCTTTAAATTTGACAGATCTAAGTTATTTGTTGCGTTTGAAGATTTACCTACTAGTAATTATAGATTTTTGTGTGTAAGTTGTGATGGGCATGAATTTTTTGTGGCGCTACTCGAAGATTGGCTTGAACACGAGAAAACACAATTTGTGTCTTGATTTTCTTAACTACTTGTAGTATAATAAAAGATTAAACAATGTCAAAAACTTTTCAAACAATGCAACAAACAGAAAATACACTACTAGTGGTTGATGCTTTAAACTTGGCTTTCCGATACAAACACAGCGGAGCAACTGACTTTGCAGAGGACTACCTGCGTACTGTGCAAAGTCTTAAAAAATCATATAAAGCTAGTAAGGTTATAATTGCCTGCGATCAAGGCAGTAGTCAGTATCGCAAAGAAATATATCCTGAATACAAACAAAATCGTAAAGATAAATTTGCTGAACAAACTGAGGCCGAAAAAGCACAGTTTGAAATTTTCTTTGAAGATTTTACAAAAACGCTAGAACATATTGAACAAAATACCGATTATCCTGTTATAAAGTTTCAAGGCGTAGAGGCTGACGATATTGCTGCGTATATTGTAAACAATAAACAAAACTTGCAAGTAGATAATATTTGGCTAATTAGTAGTGACAAGGATTGGGATTTATTAATTCAACCAAATGTCAGTAGATTTAGCTATGTTACACGCAAAGAAACTACAGTAGATAATTGGAGCACACACTATGACTTTAGTCCTGAGGACTACATTAGTATTAAGTGTCTTACAGGCGATTCTGGTGACAATGTCATTGGTGTGCCTGGTATTGGGCCTAAACGTGCTCAGCAGTTGGTTGCTGAGTATGGTAGTACTTACGACATTATTGCTAGCATTCCTATTGCTAGTCGATACAAATATGTTCAAGCACTCAATGAATCAAAAGAGCAACTCTTGCTCAACTATAAATTAATGGATTTAGTTACCTATGCACATGAAGCACTGGGTAGCGATAATTGTAAACAAATAGACGAAATATTGGAAATTTATGTCAACGATTGATACTGGTACTTATACTATTGCTACCTCAAATCTTAATAATTTTACATTTGGCCCATGTATTAGCTGCTTGGTTAGCCCAGGTGCTAAACTGCCACAACGAGCACACAGCACTGACGCAGGTGCAGACTTATTTGCTTGGTTTGAAGGCAACACACAGGAATATGAAATTTTTCCTGGTGAACAAAAAATGATTGATACTGGTATAGCAGTAAAAATTCCTAGAGGCTATGCTGGATTTGTATATAATAGATCGAGTCAAGGTAAAAAGGGAATTCAAATCCCTCACAGTGTAGGCATTATTGATAGTGACTATCGTGGAACTATTAAGGTAATTTTGAAAAATTTGGGTGAAGACCCTTACAAAATTACACTAGGCGATAGAATTGCACAACTGGTAATCCAAAAAGTAGAACTAGTAACATTTACTGATATTTGGAATGACACACAACGAGGTACTGGCGGTTTCGGCAGTACAGGAACTTAATTAAAGGATAATATGGCAGTTTCTACAAGAGCACAAGTCATCACACGTCGAACATATAACAGACCAGTTTCAGACGACGGTAAACAATTTGAAACCTGGCAAGAAACTGTTGCCCGAGTTATTGATCATCAGCAGTGGTTGTGGGAACGAGCAGTAGGCCGTGACCTAAATGACAGCGAATATGGCGAACTGTACGATCTAGAGCAGCTCATGCTAGACAGAAAAGTTAGCATGAGTGGCAGAACACTGTGGCTGGGCGGTACAGATGTAGCTAAGCATCGTGAAGCTAGCCAATTTAATTGTAGCTTTACTGAAGTCGAAACAGTATATGATGTTGTCGACGTGTTATGGCTATTGCTGCAAGGTTGCGGAGTAGGATTTAAGCCAGTAGTTGGTACATTAAATGGCTTTTCAAAACCAATCAAAAATATAAAAGTAGTTCGTAGTACACGAACTGCAAAGGGCGGCAATGAAGAAAATGTGGAATATTGGGAGCCTGATACCAAGATTTGGACAATCCAGGTCGGAGATAGTGCAGAGGCTTGGGCAAAGTCTGTGGGCAAGTTGCTTGCGGGTAAGTATCCTGCTGATACTCTGGTACTTGATTTTTCACAGCTTAGACCTGCTGGGGAAAGGTTAAAGGGCTATGGATGGATTAGTAGCGGCGATGAGGCGATTAGTGTGGCTTATACTGCTATTGCCACCATTCTTAATGGCAGGGCTGATAGTCTCCTCACACGGATGGACATTCTGGATATTGTTAATCATCTTGGGACAATTCTTAGCAGCCGCAGAAGTGCTGAAATAGCACTTTTTGATTACGGGCAACCAGAGTGGGAAGAGTTTGCAGTAGCTAAAAAAGACTGGTGGTTATATAATAATAGTCATCGTCAACAAAGTAATAATAGTCTAGTTTTCCAAGAAAAACCTACTAAGGGCGACTTAGAAAAGATTTTTAACTTGATGTTAGAGGCGGGCGGTAGTGAGCCGGGCTTTATCAATGCAGTAGAAGCCCGTCGTCGTGCACCTTGGTATAAAGGCGCTAATCCTTGTGTAGAAATTCTACTCGGAAATAAATCGTTCTGCAATCTTACCGAAACTGATATTGCTAAGTTTAGGGGCGATACAGCTGGATTACATGAGGCAATCAGACTTGCAGCTCGTGCTAACTATCGTCAAACTTGTGTTAACCTAAAGGATGGTATTCTACAAGAAGCGTGGCACTTAAACAACTACTTTTTGCGTTTGTGCGGAGTGGGGTTGACGGGTATTGCTAAGCGTCCTGATATGACTGGATATGATTACGAATATCTTAAGCGTACAGCTACCGCAGCGGCAGTTGGTATGGCACAAGAACTTGGGCTACCAAGTCCCAAGAATATTACTTGTGTAAAACCTAGCGGCACATTGAGTAAAATCATGGATACAACTGAAGGCGTGCACAAGCCGCTTGGCAAGTATATATTCAACAACGTACAATTTAGCAGATTTGACCCAATCGTAGAAGTTGTTCGTGAAGCAGGTTATAAAGTTATTAATCATCCAACAGACCCTAGTGGCGTATTGATTACTTTTCCAGTTGAGTGGGCAGATGTACCATTCCATAAGGTTGCTGGTAAAGAAGTTAACTTAGACAGTGCAATCGAACAGCTAGAGAAGTACAAACTTATTCAAACCAGTTGGACTCAGCAAAATACTAGCGTAACTATTAGTTATGATCCTAGCGAAGTGCCACAAATTATTGACTGGCTATTAGACAACTGGGATTGTTATGTCGGCGTTAGTTTTATTTACAGAACTGATCCTACTAAAACAGCCAAAGACTTAGGGTATCTATATCTGCCACAAGAAGTTGTTGATGAGCAAACATATAGAGAGTATGTACAAAACTTACGCCCAGTAGATCTTGAAATGGCAAATAGCTTTGACGAGATTATGGGTGAAGACTGTGCAACAGGAGCTTGTCCAATAAAATGACACAAGAAGATCCAAAACAGAAAGTACTTAAACTTGAGTTAAATGTTGAGGAAATTAATACTGTACTAAGTGGGCTACAAGAATTACCTGCAAAAGTATGTAATCCATTAACTAACAAAATAGTTAAACAAGCACAACAACAGCTTCCACAAGAAGAAGTAGACAAATAAAAAAGCCCCGATAACGCAAGTTATCGGGGCTTTTTTCATACTGGTGTATCTAAATTACTATCTTCTTCATCCACAGTATCGCTACTGCCTTCTTCACTAATGTCTAGTTCGCTGAACACAGTAATTAATATATCTCTATACTCGGGATCTACCATATGTAGATCTAGTAAATATACATCTAAGTGACCATTTCGTAGCAGCTGTGCATGGTACATAAACTGTCCAAATGCATCGTCTGACTCTGGAATACTTTGATTGGCATAGTCTTCTAGCATTTGAGCAGCAGCTTGTAGTAACATATCTGGTACAATACTTTTAGTAATTTGTACTAGTTTTAAGGCCTTACCTTCACGCTCACGCATAATTTGATTACGTTTTGCACTGCTCCAACTATAACCACCATCTCCGCCCCATAAGTCCCAGGCTACACGACCTTTACTTGGAAAACCCTCTTCTCCACTGTTAAAGCCAGTTGCACGCTTATCTACTTCATGGCGACTGAAAAAACTATACATTCTGAGTACAGTTGATACCGTTAGTGGATCACGATCTTTTAGCTGATTTGCTCTGGCTAAGCCAACAAGTGTGCCGCCAGGTTTGCCTTCGTCTTTCCATTTTAGTGCTCGTTTAGCAGCACTGGCCATGCCACTTGTTGGTTTATATGTCTTAGCCATTTTATCTCCTAATTTCTATATGCTAAAATAATTTCTTTGCATAGCTTGCTGCGAACAATATCTTCGTCAACAAATCTAACAATATCTACCCCTTGTATAGACCCTAATCTATTAACGGCATCTGTTAAACCGCTGTTGGGTATATCACACTGATCTGTATCACCACTGATAATCATTTTGCAATTTTTGCCAATGCGTGATAAAATCATTTTCATCTCTTCTCGTGTAGCATTTTGTGCTTCGTCTAGCAAAACTACGCAATTATCAAAAGTAGTGCCGCGCATAAACCCTAGTGGTTTAGGCTCTATGTTTTTGTTTTTAAGTGCATACTCGTAAAAACCTTTGCCAAGACTTTTCGTAAAAATATTGTCAAAAGGTTCTAAATACGGAGCATACTTTTCCTCAAGTGTACCAGGTAAAAATCCTAAACCACGACCTGTTTCTATATTTGGCCTAGTTAGTATAATCTTCTGTATGCGTCTGTGAAATAATTCACTTGCTGCATAAAGTGCTGCTATATATGTTTTACCGGTACCTGCACTACCTACACCAAATATTATTTGATTTTCATGTATTGCACGTAAATATTCGTGCTGAATATAGTTTAAAGGCTTTACTTCTTGAAATCCATATTCAACTGGATTATCTGGTGTATTATTTACTCGTCTTGCTTTTTTACCACTAGCCATAGAGTTCCTCAAAGGATTAATGAAAAGTGGTCTGCTAAGCTATATTATAGCAGACCACCCAGCGTGTGTCAACTATAAATTATTTTTTGGCTGGTTCTTTTTTAGCATCTTCTACTTTAGTACCTTCAAGCTTTTTATGTTGCTTGACTTCTTTGCAGTCTTGTTGAGGCTTACCGTCTTTACCTAACACTGGCTTACCGTCCTTGATTTTATCAATGCAGACTTTTTTAGTTTCTGGTGCACTTGCAGGTTTTGCAGGTTCTGCCGCTGTTGCTGCTGTTACCATACCAAAACACAATAAAATTGTGGTTAATAGTTTCATAAGTATCCTTTAAATTTCAGGAAAATATTGTTGTGGAGCCGGTTTTCCACCAAAACCTGTAGAAACCTGTGGTTGCATGCTTCTAGGTTCTTGATAAGCCATCGGCTGAGGCTGTTGATATTGTACTTGTTGAGTTGTAGTTGTAATTGTAGCTGGTTGTGGAGTATTGGCTACACCAGCCATTTTTTCTTGTCCACGGCTCCAAGCAGTAATACCTAATACTGCACCCATTGCCATATGGAATAATCCACCACCTTGCAGTGTTAATGGTGCCCATTGACGAAATGCATCATTTTGTACTGCTGTTTCCCAAAATTGTACGATGGTAAACATTATAGGAAAAAGAATAAAATCACTGGCACATACGCACATGTACATAACTGCCATCATTGGACGCCACTTCTTCTGAATCCAACTTTCTTCTTCTTTGGTTGGTTTATTATCGTCTTTTGTTTCTTCTGCCATTAGACATCCTTTTTACTAAATAGTCCTAGTGCTTTAGCTTTTATATTCTTTGCCCACTGTGGTTCTGGGAAGTGCCAACCAATAAGTGCACCTACTGCTAACCAAAAAATTGCTTCAATCATTTTAATTTCCTTATAATAATAGTGGAAGCCAAAGCCATACACCCTGACTCATTAACAATGCAGCCAATCCTCCTACCACTATACTAGCCCAGTAAAGAGGCATACTAACTGCAAGAATACTGGCACTCAGTAGTACAATACTAATTTGAAAAGCACTACCTGCAAAAGTTAACCACGGATTCTTTTTACGAATTTCATCGCGCTCTGCTTCTAGGGCTCTAGCCTTAATCATTAATTCCTTTTTGCCCTCGCCAGTTTGTGGGTCGCTCTCATATCTATCAATTTTGGCTTGTAGTTTAGCTACTTTTTGAGGTTCTTTGCGAAATTCAGCATCTTCTTTTGCCATCTCTGCTAGTGTTTGCTTAATACTTTTTGCTTGATAAAAGGCCCAAGTATCGTTTGCTTTTATTGTATTGTTGAGCACCTTACTACTATTGCCACTACTAATATAAGTATTAATGGCCAGCAGAGCAGCAAGCACAGTGATAACCCATCCGGCTTTATCTTTGATTTTTGCTTCTCGTTCACTTCTACTAAGAGGTTTCTTTTCTTCTATCATCTAGTACTCCTTAACGACTGCAACCAACTTGGGAGCAATATTTAATTAATTCAACTGTGCCCCAAACCGCACCACTAGCCATAACTATAGTAAGAACAAAAATAAGTGCATATTCAAAATATTCTTGCATTTGCTGTTTTCGCTTTTTGGCTAACAATTGCTGCTTTTTAGCTTCTCTTGCAGCTTCAAGTTCCATTTGTTGAGCACGCAACTTAATCTTATTCCAAACATCTACCTTACCAGCTTGCATAAAAAGTAGCTGTAGTTGTTTTTCAAACTGTTGTGCTTGGTCCAGTGCCATTTCTATTTGTATGGCTGCACCCATTGCACTTTTATTACCGCTGTTTTTAGCTTCTACTACGGCTTTTGTTGCTACACTTTTAGCGTCAAAGTATTTACCAAGTGCAGGACCTAAGGAGGCTACATCATCTACTGTGTGCTGTACCTTCTTTATAAAACTAACTGCTGCTTGTATACCTGCCAACGCTGTTATTGGATCTATCATTATACCCCCAATCTACAAATACTTTTATATAATCTGTTTGAACAGTTTTTCTCACGTCGCTCTAAACAAATTACTTTTCTATTAAATACATCACCCGTCCAAGCCCACTTAATACACTCGTATATAGGTGGTTCTGGTAGTTTTGGAGGTTTTGTTAAGGCTATAAGTAATATAACTTCATACATTACTTACCTGCCAGCGGATTGTCTATAGCTTTTTGTATTTTACTATCAACTTCTTTTTTAAGCTGGTCCACTTCTTTGCTGATTTCTTTACGAGCATCTGCCATTTCTTTTCTTATGGACACTACCTCCGCTCTAGCTTTATCCAAATCTTCACGAATATCTTTTCGCGCTTGTCGCATCTCTTGTTCAGTTTCACGTTGCGCTAATTTAACACTACGCTCAACTTGTTCTGTTACTGATTCATTTCTGCGAATATCATTTTTTAAATCAGTTTTAATATCGCGAGTATAATCTGCCGCCTTAGAACTATTTTGCTCAATAACTGCTAGTCGTTTATCAAACTCGCTGAGATCAGGTGCTTCATAACTAGCAATTTTCTTTTTCATTCCCACATAGTCTTTGTAGATTTCAAAAGTTCCGTACAACCCACCAAGGGCACTGCTAACTATTGTAAATGCAACCATTAATTTAGCTGGTGTAAACTCGTATCCACCTATGCTAATAACAGTATCTTTACTAGCATACTGTTTGGCAGCTGCCTCTAGTTTATCTACCTGCTTATTTAGATCTTCTGCCATACTATCTCCTATATTGACTATCTACAAGTTCTTTGTGCCTAGCATCACTGGCACCGCTAAGCCCTCGCATAGCTCGTTGATTGTCTACAGTAGTTTGACCACGATAAATTTCTGTAGACTTATAAAAGGGCACGTCTTGTAAAATTGCCATATAGGTTTCAAAACCTTGCGGCTGTCTAGCAATACTTGCTATACTAACTCCGCCAGCTAATTCGCTATCCTGTGCCTTTTGATTAATTGGTTTCGGTGGTGATTGATTACTAACATTATCTAAGTTAGGTATTGTGCCCAGAAATTTTTCTAGCGGATTGGTCGGCCCTATTACTTGTTTTTGCTCAGTGTTTATTTCAGGCAATAGGTCTATTTTTTGCTGCAGCGGTGTTGCAGCATATGTAGATTGAACAACAATACTTGATTGCTGTAATTGTTGTGGCGGGGGTACTAAAGAATAAATACTGCTAGTTTGCTGCTGCTGTGATTGATCTACTAAAACAGGTAGTATAACTGTACTAACTACCTGTTGAGGTTCTACACTTTTTATCGTCACAGGTTGTGGTAAATTCTGAGAAAAACTTTCCACATTACTGCCGCCCGTACTTGCTAAACTAGTATTATTTCGCTGATTTTGATTGCTGGGCTGCAAGGAAAAATCTTGACGAATTGTATTTACAAAAGTTTGTTGTACACTAGTACTTTGCGAATTTTGTTGAATTTGCTGTTGTTCTTGTTGTTGCTGATTTTGTTTACTACTAAAAGATTCTGCATCTTGTGTTGCTTTTTCAGCTTGTTTTGTAGCTTCTTGTATAGCTTGTTGAACTACTGAACGCTCTGTTCTACTAACCTGGGACTGTACGCCAGTAATAATACTTAACAATGTACCAATGCTTGGTTGAGAGCTTTGTTTTTGAGTAACTTGTGGTGTAACTACAGCCATTACTGGAGTAGTAGTAGCTGTAACTGTAGCTGTGGCAGTAGTAGCCGTAGTTGTAGTTACTGGTTGTTGACCTACTGCACTAGTAACCACAGGTTCTGCAACTACTGTAGATTGTTGCGGGGTCGGGTCCGCTATTGCAATAGTTTTTGGTATTAATTTATTAAAAGCATCTAAATAACCGGGACAAGTTGGGGAGTACAGTGAGTTACTTACACATGGATCAACACTGTACTTTAAGCTAAAGTTAATATTGTTTATTTCAGGACCATATGGGCCTGCCCAACCATTACTGTCACGACCAACAAAACCATAAGTTACATTTTTTAAGTCGTTGGCTATGAAAGGTGTTGTAAAAGTTTCACTAAAATTAAAAGTTGTCCAATTAAACTTATTAGTTAAATTGTAAGTATTATAGCTAACTACTTGATTATTTTGATTAGTAAAGTGAGTATAAGCATACAAGTAGTCAGTTTGTCCATTATCCCAGCCGTTACCATTTTTAGCAGTAAAACTAAAATTATAACCATTTACTCTTAAACCTGTGGCTGAAGGCAGGACACTAGCTACAGCTTGACTTTGGTATAGGTCCGTTTGGCCAAAAGAGAAATTTATATTATTACCTGGTCGCACAATTGCATTTGGTCCGCAATATCCAGGATCACCCCACGTCCAGCATGTTAGACTGTTCTGATAAACGCCATTTGTCCAAGTACTTGGTCCACCTTGTTGCGTTTGTTGAACTATATTACCAGTAGTGTACTGTTGTCCAGGTACTAATTCTTGTGAATTAGAATAGCTTGAAGGCAACCATGCCAAGCAGAGCACCAAGACCCATTTTCTTATAAGTGTCATCTAACTTCTCCTTTACTGGGCTAGGAATTTTCTCTGGATTCTGTTCCCATGCTAGCTTAGCTTGTTCACCGATTTTACCTTCATAAGGACAAGGAGTACCTGCTGCCATCATTGCATCCCAAACACGACGATCTTGACACATAGTAGCAACTGCTGCTACTTTCATACCCATATCAAATAGGGTTTTACTCAACTTTAGTCGCTCGCAGTTTAAATCACGAACTGTTCCACCACTGCTAACACCAAATATTTGTGTTTGTACACTGCCACTAGTACCTGTACTACATAGATCTTGATTACCACCACTTAACATACTTGGTGCAATTGCTGTTGCTGGTGGTTGTATTACTCGCTGCGTAACCTCACTAGTATTTTGATTTACATTGGTAACTGTGCCACTGTTAATATTTTGATTAACATTGGTATTTTGGTTTACATTATTATTAGTACTAGTGCTTGTATTAATATTACGATTAGTCATATCACCAGTATTAATATTTGTATTAGTATTCTGATTAGTATTAGTACTTGTTGCCGTACTAGTATTAATATTGCGATTAGTCATATCGCCAGTATTAATATTATTGTTTGTACTAGTAGAATTACTGGTATTAATATTTCTGTATGTCATATCACCAGTATTAATATTGTTGTTTGTGTTTGTACTTGTACTTACATTATTGTTATTATAAGTCATTGTACCACTATTAACATTATAGTTAGTATTTGTACTAGTACTGGTGCTAGTATTAATATTGCGATTAGTCATATCGCCAGTATTAACATTGTTGTTTTGATTAACATTGGTACTTGTACTAGTATTAACATTATTGTTATTGTTGGTCATTGTGCCAGTATTAACATTGTTGTTATTATAAGTCATTGTACCACTATTAATGTTATTGTTAGTGTTAACATTTGATGATGTAGTTGTGTTGATATTACGATTAGTCATATCACCGGTATTGACATTATTGTTATTGTATGTCATAGTACCAGTGTTAACATTGTTATTATTATTAGTGATAGTACCGGTATTGACATTATTGTTATTATATGTCATTGTACCAGTATTTGTATTTTGATTAATGTTTGTAACAGTGCCGCTTTGAATATTGTTATTAGTATTCACGTTCGTAGAAGTACTGGTACTAGTATTATTGTTTGTATTAGTACTGTTGACAGTTGAGGCACTAGTACTCGTATTATTTGTAGTAGTGTTGTTATTGGTTGTCACTGTACTAGTACTATTGCTAGTGCTGTTAGTATCTACTAGTGAGGTGCTTGTATACCCTCCTTGATTGATAGGAGTAGTTGTACTGGTAGTGGTACCACCAGTGGTACTTTGTGTACTTGTATTAGTTGTTTGAGCGATGGCCGCAGTGGATGTTAGCAGGTAAGCCAACAAACCGGCACATCCCAGGATTCTTTTTATCATTATTATTATTCCCCAGGTTATACCAGAAAGTTTTTGACTTTCG